TGTTTTTAATTTACTACCAGGATTTTTAGCTCTATAAGCTTTGACTCCTTTTTTAGTCATACCAGCCCCACTTTTGGTGGGGCGGTAATTAGCTGATTTACCTTTGGTAGTTCTGCGTATTGGCTTAGTTTTTCTTCTTGTAGTCATTCATCTTAGCTGTATTCTTTAATTAAAGTTAAAACTATAACGTAAGAATCTCCACTAGTATGACCAGTGGTAGTAAGTGCTATATCACCTGTTTTGCCACTTGCTGCAGCGGTATTTTGAATACCACCAAAGTCTGTAAAGTCTTCGTCAGTTGTATAGTCTGAATTAAGATCCCAACAGATAGTGTTAGTAGTTGCAACCCATAGTAATTTTACACTCATCCCAAAAGTAGAATAAACAATTTTACCAAGCTTAACACCTGTGCAAGCTTTACCATTAGCACTGTTAGTAGCTAAAGCACTAACATCTACTTTTGTAACTGCACTTTCACCAGTACCATCAGATGTGTTAGTAAACTGTATAACAGCTATTCTATCGCCATCTTGTATTGTTGTTGATGTAACTGCATCTGCCATAGTTTACTCCTTATGATGCTATATCGTAGCCAGTTATCTCAATTAAGAAACGACCTGCTGTATAAGCTGCATGACCTGTACCTTGACCTACAAGATATAAGTATTGGTCTGCTGCAATGTCTCCACCTGCTACCATAGTACCTGCTGAAGCTGCACCTGCATTTATAATTTGTGTTTCTGTTAAATCACCAATAGCTGTGTCATTAACACCTGTGCCTTCAGTAGCAGAATATAAATCTATATCTGTACCACCGCCTGCAGGAGTTTCAACACAAGTCATTGTGACTCCGAAAACTGTTCCTTGGTTAGCTGTTGTTACTTGACCTATGTAAGCAACTCCATCGCCATCTTTACCAATGATGTCACCTGCTGTGCCACCATCTCTTAAACCTGTTAAATCAATCATAAGTGTTGTTTTAACAATGTTTACATTTGTATCTGTATCGCTTTTAAAACGCTCTACTTGAGTTACATAAACTGCTGCTGTGCCTTCTATACCAGCACTACCAACAGCTTCTACAGACATTTTATTGCCACTAGTGATTGTTATTGCACCAGTTGAAGTATTTTTTGAAATAGTTTCAAATCCATTTTCAGACCTGACTGGTCCATTAAAAGTTGTGTTAGCCATAATTTTCTCCTAAAAGAAATAATCTATCATCTCGGCAAGTGTCTGCTAGGTCAGTTGATAGACAAATTAATAAAATACCTAGATTTATAATATACCATAAAAAAAAGGGGAGCGTATGCTCCCCTTAAAGTTCTTACGAACTACCTGGTGAACCAAAGATACCTAGTGGGTCAGATACACCGAAAGAATATCTTTCTCTCGCTTTATATCTAACATTACCAGTATCGAAGTCTCCATCCATAGTAGTAGTCATAGGAGCTCTAACAAAATGCTTCATTCCATCTGGAACATCAGTAGTGATAAAGAAAGCATTAGTATCAGTTAAATAATGATTAACTGAATAACCTTCTGGAATCACTCCATTAGTTTTCACTGCATTTATGTCATTGTCAGCAGTTCCTACTCTGTAGTCACTTTGTAACAATCTAGTTGCTACAAACTGCAAGTCAGAAGGAATAATAAGCTTCCTAGCTTTTGCTGCAATTTTTAGACCTCTCTCATCAGTCCATTTACCGATTTGAATGATAGCATCTTCTAAAGATGTTTCATTTAAGTCAGCTCCTGTTGATGGTCTATTACTATTTGTGCCACCACTTACAAGTGGGTGAGCGGTGCTAAATAAAGCAACCCCATCACCTGAAGAAAAGGCAGTTGAGAATCCATTGTTTAATGGATAAGCTGCTTTAACTTGCTTTGTATATGACATTGCACGAGCCAATGCTTTAGTATATCTAGCAGATACAGACACATAGAGGTTATCCTCCATTGCTTCTTCTGTAATGCTGAATCCTAAACCAATAGTTTCATGCGTATATCTAGCGACAAAAGATTCTTGTGCAGTATCATAATTGATAGCTGAACCTTCATCTTTGACTGGAGCTGCTCCAAAACCAGATAACTTCAATTCTTCTTCAAAACTTCTTTCAGAATTTTCAGTTACATAGATTTCTTCGTGCTCGTTTTCATAACGATTATATTCTTCGCCGAATAATGCGTTAAGACCAGGTAAGAGTTGTTTTAACTCGTTAGCTCTTGAAATAGCTGCCATAATTTACTCCTTAACCTATACCTGTTGTATTTAACAACTGGTGTCCAACATTAAACATTACTAGTACATCAGTATAACTATCTCCAACTTCACTATCTGGTCCATCAATAAAGTCAACGACTTTTAATGGTAGTGTGTTGGTAGTAGCTGCTGTACTCCCATCGACTGCGTTTTTACTTGTACCTATTGTTGTACTTCCTGCAGTTTGAACAATAGCACAGTTCTTACCAAGGTCGTCTTGAGTAAGAGTTTCGTCTGATTGCATTTGCATTAATACGAAAGGGTCAGTAGCAACATACGCAACAATATCATCCGCAGCAGTTGATGCTGGGAAATATTGATTTGGTGTGAATTGCCCTGTAGTAGGGTCGGTGTAAGCACAACCAAGGAAAACACCAATAGGTGTTAAAGCCGTAGTACCAGTGTCTTTTTGGACAGTAGTATTCGGGTTGTCGTCACCCCATTTTACAATGTCGCCATAGAATATGCTTGTAGCATACGCATTTTTGATTTTGTAATGAGTAACTTTTCCTTGATAAGGGCTTCCAACAACTGTTCCAACAGGTCTTGCTCCGTGAGGAGTTGCACTTGATGACATAATTGTCTCCTTATTTAAAAATTATAAAATAAGAAACTATGAATCTTTACCAAATGTTGTTCGTGATTTTCTTTCAAAAACTTGTTTGGTAGCCATTCTAGAATCTTGGTCTTTAAAATATGTGTTATCTACCGATTCCAGTTGAGACTCTGCTAACTTATTAAAGTATTCATCTCTAGCTTTCGCTTTTTCTTCTGGCATCTTACATAACAGTTGCCCACCAATTTCAACATTACCTTTAACTGACCACTCTGAATTATGGTCCATCATATGAATTTGTAGTTCTGGATGGTCCTCTAATCTACAGGGTTGCCATCCTTCTCTAAATTTTCTAGATACATTAGGATTATCAGATTGACCTAAAAGGCTTGTTCTAATATACCTAAATATCCATCCTTTTTGAGGTGTCGGATTAGGTAAGTTTGATGGGTTTTCCCAGCTTTGTATACGCTGGCTAGCCTCTCGGCTTTCTATTTCCCTAGGGGTACGCTCTTGTGCTTGCTCTTCGCTAGCAGTATTAAGTTCTTTATTATCTTTATCAGACATATTAAGACTCCTTTAATAGTTGGTTTGCATACTGCTCTGGAGTTATATTAAGACGCTTTGCGAGGGCGACTTGACTCTGAGTCAGATGGATTTTGCGAGGTGGTTTACCGCTATTCCTCGTGGCGGGTGCAACAGGATTCATTACCTGTCGTTTTGGGGTATCTTCAACTACTTCTGTTTCACTAGAAGCTACATTTTGGACACCGAAAAAATTTGGATATTCATTATGCATATACTTATCTACTTCTGCATAATATTGTTGAGAATCTTTTTCAGGTAATATACCTTGATTACGAAGTCTCTTATCAATAGTTAAAGCATAAGAGGTCATTTCTTGGTGTTCTGGTACTGTACTCATAAACCAAGGATTTTTGTTTGACCAATTATCCATATCTGGGTCAGATTGTTTTTGAATCTGAGGTTGTTCTTGTGCTGGCTCTACATATTGTGATGCTATTTGTTGTTGCATCTGTTGTGCATAAGTGCCAGCTTGTTGTTCAGCTAAAGTTGCTTGTGCTAATTCAGCTTGTGATGCAGCCATTATATCAGCATCGCCTTCTTCATATGCTTTTTTAAATTTTTGTTGTGCGTTATATTTTGCCCATTGAGCATTATTAAGTGCTTGTTGGTTTAAAACATCTCCACCTTGGGTAACTACACTTTGTAATCTTTCATTCTCTGACATTAAATTCTTTAATACCTTTGTAGCTTCCTGAGACTCTCTTAGAGCCTGTTCTTTAGCTCTACGCTCTTCATGGTATTCATATTTAATTTTGCTTATTCTATCGCCAGCTCTTTTACTGTAGTCTGAAATTTCTTTATCAACTGTATCATCATCAACAGGTGCTTCATTTGTTTCTACTTTTGCTGGTCTTATATCTTCTGGAGGTCT